AGCCGGTGGCTGGCAGATGTCTGCCAACATGAGTGACTACGAGACGGCTTCCACGCTGGTTGCCTACAAGTCCATCGACCGGAAGAACCTGATTGAGGTGGTCTACGCCTATTATCGCACGATTGATGAGGGAAAACCTGCGATTTACTATTCTGTTTTCTGTCCCAGCACTGCTGCAACGGCTAGAGACTCTGCCAAGTTCGCAAAGCATGAACTTTTGGACTATGCACACGGGGATTACCCATTCGTTGAGTTCCGACTGGAGAGAACCAAGCGTGCCGTAACCGATTCCCGTGGGGTTCCTGAGTTGGTGACTACCGATCAGGACGAAATGAAGGCGCAGCATGACTCCCTTCGTGACAGGACGGCTTTCGAGACGCTTCCACCCATCAAGGTTGTCAAACGGATCGGGCAACCCACCAAGATTGGGCCTGGAGTGCCCCTTCCTGTCACTCGTCCTGATGATTACACCTTCATGGACCCACCCTCTAGAGCGCCGCAAACGGCCTTCTCGCTGCTTGAGCGGATCGAGACGAATGTTGCCTCATATTTTGGCCTCAACCATCCTAACGTGCCTCCTGTGAAGTCACAGATGCTCCAGCAGGTGCGTGTGAACGCATGGCTGGGTTGCTGGCAGCAGGTCTTCAAGCAGATGCTTGCCTTGTGCCTCCAGTATATGTCACCCGAGGAGATTGAGCGGGTTACAGGGGTGCCTCTGGCTCAGAACCTTACCGATGTGGCTGGGTCTTTTGACGTTTCGGTGCGGTTTGACGTGCGTGAGCTGGACACCAACTATGTTGCCGAGAAGCTGGCAAGCATCCAGAAGTTCGTCGTGCCGCTTGATGCCGGTGGCGTGATTGATCGGAACAAACTGGTCCAGATGTTCTTGAACGCAATCGTGCCTGAGTCTGCTTCTGAGTTGATTCTCGACCAAGGTCAGGCTTCTGAGCAGATGTACCGACAGATTCAGAGTGACATTGGCCTGATGATGCTTGGCAGTGAAGCCCTCTACACCGAGAACGACCCTGCTGCTAAGGCGAAGATGCAGATGGTTCAGGATGTTATGGGCAAGAACCCCAAGGCTCAGGCTGCTTTGCAGCAGGACCAGTTGTTCCAAGCATTGTTCCAGAACTACGTTAAGAACCTTGAGATGAGCATTATGCAGTCTCAGAACGCCAGCATCGGACGGATGGGTGTGGCTCCTATTGCACCTCAACTGCAGCAACCTCAGCTTGAACAGGGTCAGGCATGAAGGACGAAAACCTATCAGTTGAGGATGTGAAGGCTTTGGCATCATGTGATACCAATCCTTTGTGGAAGGTAGTCCTAGAAAGCCTGCAACTTCTTGAGAAACGTGAGGTTGAATACGCTCTTGATCCTGACATTACACCTGACCAGAGGGGGTATTATGCTGGAAGGGCTGCTGGCGTTAGGGATGTCACTAGAGAGTTTTTAAGGCTTAGAGATGAGTGTAAGGCAGCTTTGTCCTAGACACGGACAAATTGCTGTGGCTTTCCTTGATTAACTCCCGGCGAGTTTAAGCCGTGTATCTGTGCCTTGGGCACATTAAACCCATGCCTAACAATGAACAGCCTGCTGCGGCTGAAACAGCAGTATCAAACGCCCTGGGTCATCTAGACCAAAGCAAGTTGGCAAGCATCATTGCTGACAAGTTCCTCTCAGGGGAGGAGCAGAAGGCTTCCACCGAGGAGCCAGAGGTGCAAGAGGATGAATCCACGCAGGATGAATCTGATGCACCGGAGGTTGTTTCAGAGGAAACTACTGAATCTGAAGAGGCTGAAGAAACGCAACCTGAGCCTGAAGAGAAGGAAGAGGAGGACCATGAAGAGGACTCCAAGGAACTTCCCAAAGGTCTAAAGAAGCGAATCTCCAAGCTGTCTGAGAAGCGTAAGGCTGCCGAGGCTGAAGCAAAAGCAGCTCTTGAGAAGGTGAAAGCCCTTGAGAGTGAACTTGAAGCTACAAGGAATGGAAACAAACCTGAGTTAAGGCAGCATCAGTCTTCACTTGGATCTGATCGTTTTGCTGAGTCATTGAAGTCTGTCGAAGAAGTTGATCGGCAGATGAAGGAAGCCATCCGGGTTATCCTTGCGACTGAGCAAAACCCAGAAGGTGGTGTCTTCAAAATGGATGATGGGTCTGAGCGTGAGATTTCCGCTGAGGAGATCAAAGTTGCTCGCCTTAAAGCCATTGAGTTGAAGGACATCTATCTTCCTGATCGGAAGAGGTATCTTGAAGCTGAGAGTGCGGTTGAGCAGGACGTTGTTAAGGAATATCCATGGTGGAAGAAGCCTGACACGCCTGAATATGCAATCGCACAGCAGTTCTTGAAGGACTTCCCCGAGATCAAGCGTAAGCCTGAATGGAAGTACATTGCAGCACTTCTTGTTGAAGGTGTGGCAACCAAGGCAACCCGTCAAAAGGCTGCCCAAAAGCCTGCCGCTCCTGTGGTCAAGAAAGCGCCAGCAGTACCTAGGTCTTCTGCACCTGTTGCAGTTGATCCCAAGCGTTCTACAGCAGACAAAGCCAAGACAGAGTTCAGAAGGAATCCCAGTACGGACAACCTCGCAGAGTTGTTCAAAACGATAGGCATCTAAACTCTCACAATTGATAGAAAGAAACTGATATGGCACTGCTCACTGAACCCAATGTAGTTGGAAAACGCGAAGACTTGATGGACATGATTGCCTTGGTTGATGCCAAGGACACACCCCTCGTAAGTCTGGCCCGCAAGGCTCAAAAGCCGGGGAATATGTATTTCCGCTGGCAGGCTGACGCCATGCCTGCTGTGAAAGCCGGTGGAACGATTGACGGCACGGACGTGTCGGCCTACGACAACTATACCAAGGATGGTGCTTCCACCTTCCGTACTGAGTTGTCCAACTACGCCCAGATCTTCCGGCGTGCGGTTCGTGTTTCGCCCCTTACTGAAGACATCTCCGTGATCGCTGGCGTGCGTGATGCACTGGCTTACGAAGTGTCCAAGGCGATCACCATGATCAAGCGGGACATGGAAGTTGCCTTCTGCTCCAACCAGACCGCCAACGCTGACAATGGTACGTCTCAGGCGTACACGACTGCTGGCTTGCAGACTTGGATCAGCACTACTGGTACTGGAACTGGGGCTACGATCCCTTCCAACTTCCGCACACCCTCTGCGTCCATCGTTACTGGAGCAAATGCCAGCTTGCTGACTGACGCTGCTGTTCAGGCTGCTCTGACCTCGATCTACGAACAGACCGGGACGCAGAAGACCTTCGACTGCATCGTTGGTACTGCCCTCAAGCGTGCGTTCACGACTCAGTTGGTGGGCACGACCACCCTGACGACCACCAGCACTGTTGGTGTTACCGGGGCAGGCGCGAGCAAGGTGCAGACCTTCAGCCGGGATGCTGGTGATGGCACCTACATTCAGGCTATTGACATCTTCCAGGGCGATTTCGGTACGCTCCGGCTGCATCCTTCCACGTTCATCTCGACCATCGCTGGCGCTACCGTGACGAACACCAACTTCAAGGGGTTGATTGTGGATAGCTCGCTGATCGAAGTGCGCTACGGTGGGAATGTGGCTTCTGTCACTGAACTTCCTGACGCTGGTGGTGGTCCTGCCCGTCTGGTTCAGGCTGTTGCTGGCTTGGTTGTCGGCAACCCGCTCGGCCTTGGTAAGTTCGACTACACCGCAGCTTAGTAGCTGACATCCCGCAAATGCGGTGGGGTGAGGGGGTTCAATCCCCCCTCGCCCCGTTGTTCGTCATCATTCGCCTATGTTTGAGATCCCTGCCAATATCGCTCCCGCTCTTGAGAAGGAACTTCGTCGTGGATGGCAACGCAATGCCATTGCTGCCGAGATTGAATCCAAGACCAACGCTAAGTTGAATGCGATGGATCACAGGAGCATGGACGGTGTTGGCAGGCTTCGGATGAGGGTTCCTGCTGATGCATTCCACTACTGGGGGCAGAGGCTTGGATACGAGTGCTGGGAAGACGAGCAGTTCCTTAGGGAGTACGAGCGGGACAACCCGCAGGTTAAGGTTAAGTCTATTGGAACAAAAATGTCAGTAGGCTATACACCGACCGAAAAACGCTTTAGCAAGTCCTACGGGGTCTTGTAATGCGAACCATTCCATTCAGCACAATCCTATACGAAGCTTCACAGCTTTGTGGTCTTGATCGTGACCAGATTCAGGCAAAGACATTTAGGGTTCTTCGTGATTTCTGCAGCAACAGACTGAATGAGATCTGGAACAGGGAGCAATGGCCGTTTCTTGTCAGATACCTGAATACTCTTTCAGGTCGTGAAGTTACTCAGATTCAGACTACTGCTGGATCTCCTCTAGTTACATTCACAACTCCATACAATCTTTGGCCTTACTCGGCTTTGAACTACAATGGTGCTCCGGCATTGATCAATGTCGATACGACTATTGCAAACGAGCAAATTGGAGCACCACTGATTACTGGCGCGTTCCCATACACATCAACGCCAACGACAACCAGCATCATCCTGAATGTTGGAAGCAATCAGGCATCAAGCACCACATACACACTCTCAGGAAGCCCTATAGCCGCTCTTTGGTCAGAAAGTGATGACGAGTACCGGGTGAGGCTTCCAAGCGATTGTGAGGCCCTTCTTGGAGTCTATACGCACGACCCAAGATCTACAACCAAAGCAGTCCCTGTAGGTTACTACATCGAATCTCTTGGATCCCCTCTTACTGGTGGACTTTTCTCTACTTGGTACGACTACGCAGTCTTGAAGCAACAGTTAAACTGCTTCCTCCAGTATCGCATCTCATGCCCAAGGCTAGCTGGAGAAGACTGGGCCGCTGGTGATGGATATGATGTTGGGAACCAAGTGTATTACGCTGGTGAGTTCTGGGATGCAGCATCGTCTTCACTTGGGTCACCTCCAAGTGAAACTGGTAACA